CGAGCTCGTCTTGACTTCCGGTTTTTGCGTTCACGTACGCAGCACTTCGGTGACTGCTAGGGATCCGCTCTCCCGTAATACCTTCGGGTTGGGAGAAAATATCTGCCGAAACAGGTGAAGCTGTCGGTGGGACGTTCAACCGCTTGCGGTTGGTCGCGTCCACGAGGGTGCGCCCTCAAATGTTAGGCACTTAATTGTGCATCATTTCAATTGGCAACATTCGAAATGACAAGAGAGAGGGGCCACGAGTGAAGCGTAGCGGCTTGGTTCGCCGCGGGAAACCGATCATAAGTACTTGGTCGGATCCGAAGACGAAGTCTAGCTTCCGTGGGAAGGAGGAGGAACTGAAGGCTAAACATAAACACCAGATTGTAATTGCACGCGACAATAATGCCGCGGCCGATAAGGAGCTCCCGTTTAAAGAGGAGGCAGGAAAAGCGTCCGTCCATAAGGATCGGGGCTACCGTGCCAAAGCTGTGGTGGGAGCACAGGAGCCGAAGGTTACTGCTCAGTCCAAACATAAAAGTGCGGACAGAGCCCCCAAAGTGTGGCCGAAAGGTCGCAACCCGGCTTTGCCCGAAAAGGAGCAGTTTTCGGACGTGGCGCTGAATTTGGAACAACGCAGAGTTGCACAACTCATGCGTGATTCAATCAAGAAAGGCACCATATCCGCTGCTGCTCTCGAACCAATCTACCTTGAGTTGCGGGGTACGAAGATGGATGACACCGAAGCACGGAAGGCCTTCCTGCGAAGGAAGGGCATCGTGCCCCAGCCAGGGGGCTTCGCGGTCTTAGTTGACTCGGCGCGCGACTTGAAAAAGTTGGAGCGCCTAAACGCGACAAAGAAGTACTGGAACACGGTCACCAGCGTGTTGGAGGGTGTGGTGAAGGTCGCGCGCGACCATTACCCTGAGCTCACAGCTGCTGATATACATGATTGGCCTGACATGGAGTCGGCTGAATTCGGCGCGTTGGACGCTTTCAAGAAAAACCCCATCGGGGTGGCTCATGAATGGGCGTCCGGCCTGCCAAAAACCCGCAAGGGCAAAGAGTTCGACCGACTGGCCTACATCATACGCTCGTATTTCCCAGACATGATGAAGTATCGCAATGAAATGTTGCTTAAAGCCGGCAACAAGGAGCGACAAATGGCTAGTAGGGCGTTGATTGATCGTAGTGCGAGCATGCGGAGGTCCACATTCAACGTGAGGAGCATGGAGCCCTGGAAGAGGCGCTTTGATGAAGGCGTGGATTACGCGTGGGGTGATGAGGAAGGATTCACCCCGCGAGTGCCCGAGACATTGTGGGGCACAGGTCGCAAGTTATGGCGACCCAGGGTGATCTACGTAGTCGATGAGGGCTCGGGATGGACGAAGGTGGTTCGAGAACCCGTTTTGCGGGGAATGTCCACACTCGGTCCGGTTTTTGCTCGTAGTGACCGATTGTACATCAATAGGCGGGAACACAATCGGAGGATGCACAGTTTGAACGGCAACACTTTTAACCACCGGTGGGTGGAGCCGAGTAACAACCAGCAGCCCGGAGGGGAGTTGGCGTGGGACTCGCTAGTGGGGCGCCGTCCGGCTAACGATTTTTGGAAGATGTGCTTGCAGTACGTTCCGATGTACGTGCGAGACGAGGCCGGCAACAATGTGTGGGGTGGCAACTACGTGGGGCGAGTGAAGAGCGCTTTGGCTATGGCCCTCAGAGATGGGGGCAGCGACGCCGGGCACTACTTCTACTACGCGTGCCAACATGCTAGTCGTACCGCTGATAGGTCGATGAAGTACTTCAACGCCCTCGTGTCACAGATGTCCGACAAGGTCAGTCGTGAGACATATGACGCGATGGTGAAGGTTCTGACCAGCAGCGAGACGGCTTCGACAATGGGTAGCGCGTATGGCCAAATTTTTCAGAGAGCCTTTGGGCGAGCGCACGAGGGAATGGCAGATGCCAGATTACACGTGTTTTTCGCGCTCGGGCTGCTGCTGAACCAAACGTTCACCGCTGCACTGCCGGAGGAGTTGTTGAAGAGGTGGGGAAAGTGGACGAAACACGTGTTCATATGGCTTGAATTCATGGCATACGTGTTGTTGTACAAGAGGCAGCTGGGGCTGCGAGCGATGCTGGCTTATCGGGCGCTGGCAGTCGCGATGCACTACGTGTGCGCCGCTATGCCGTTGGGCAAGGGGATTTTGTCCCATGCGATGTACAATGTGGTGAGTCTCATGCTGTTTCCCGCTGTTGGGGTGGCCACTGGGTCGGGGAAGGGAGCTAAGAACGCGTGGAGGAACCCGCAAGGGCCTGCCCCCGCGCCAGTCGATGGTAAAGCTTTCCCACCCATAGCTGACGGGCCTAAGGGGCCTGTGCCTCGCCGAGGAAAGGGCCCCAGGCCTGCGGCTCCCCATATGGGAGTTCCGCAGCCTGCCCCGGCCCCGGCGGACGCGCCTGCGGCCAAGGGGGCCGCGCCGGCGCCAGCGCCAGCCGCGCCAGCACCAAAGGCCCCGCCTGCCAAGATCGTTGAACGGGAGTTGAAGAAGGACATCCTGGCGCTGCCACCCGCGGGTAGAGACATCTTTTGGGTGTCAGAACCCGGGGTGCCGTTGGCTGTCGTGGGCAAGGAAGACTTGCCGATGGCTACGCGAGCGAGCGTCGAGGTGAACGGGGAGAACGACCATGTGTTTGCCGGAATTGTTGCGCCGGAACACAAGGCCGCTGGGAGAGTGGCGAAGTTGGGCAGTTTGTTGCTCGTGCTCTACAGGATCTGGAGCCTCGTGAGGGGCGGAAGGGTTTCGCTGAAGTGGAGTGCGATCGGTTCGGCAGCGGTTGGGGCCATCGCCTTGGTGTTTTTCTACGCCATGAAAGGGAGGGTCCGACAGCCAACACTGGCCGAGCTTGACAAGTTGCGGGATGTTGATTATTTGCGTGTTCACATCCGCCCGCAACCAGGTGTCAATGACGCAGACCATCGCTCGTATACGAATAGCAAGGACGAGCTTTTGGGAGCGTACTGCCCAGCTTTGGTCACTGTCACTAGGTGGGATGTTCGCCCAGTGTACATCACTCGCATCATCGCCAACTTGAGAAAGTTGGTCGCTGATGGCGGGTGGTTGAAGGACCCGAAAGTAATCCAGGAGGCGCACCTGGTTGAGATGAATTCCATCTATGGGAATTTCTACTCGCCGGCCGGATCGGACGTGTCGAGCCTCGAGAATGCGAGGAAGGCCATTTTGGCTCGATGCAATCTCGAACGCACAGTCGACATACCGGCTATGGAGCGCCACCGGGCCGCTCAAGGGAACTGGGCTGTTGTTGCGCTGCTGGCTGAGGCGGCGACCAATATGGTGGGGTACAAGCAGATAAACTGCAGCGCCCATCGGGAGGCAAGCTCTTCCTGATGGGCTATGAACATGGACACTACCACATCCCTCTCAATGAACCGGATGCTACGTTATCAATTCGTGTGCGCAAATCATACGATCGATGCAAAGTAGCCGGTGTCATTCCCCCCCTCCACATATACGATGTCGAGACCCACTTAGTTCTCCCTATAGGGTTCAAGGTGGATCAGAGCAGCGTGTATAATGTTGTTACTAGTGTGATACACCGCTTCGGATGTAAAATGCCCCCCAGAGATGGGGATTTAGCCCGTGTATTTGTACAATTCTACCGGAAGCTGATAGTTAGGGTCTTCGAACCAATCTCGGACGAGGACGTCCCGGGTTACAAGCAGTTCATACTGGACAGCAAGTACCCGGGATCGCGGCGCGCTGCGTTAATGCGCTTGTGGTCGGGCATGCAAAAGTACGTGAAGGAATCGATTGGGTCCAAATCGTTCCTCAAAGATGAAATTTACGACGACCTCAAAAATGCGAGATCGATCAATTCTCCTGCGGACGAATCCAAGTGTATTGTCGCGGCTGTGATGCATGCAGTCGACAAGGGCACTTTCAAGGCCAAGTGGTTCGTCAAGGGCACCAACCCTCGGGATTGGTCGCACAGGCTGCAACAGAAGTACGGCAACCACAAAGTGTGTGGTACTGATTTCAGCTCCATGGAAGCGCATCACTATGGGGTGTACGCTGACTTGGTTTACTTCTGGATCATGCACATGACAAGAAAGCTCACACGCAATAGGTTTTTACGTGACATCATCGCGGCGATGGTGAAGGGTGTGAACAACATTCGTTTTAAGCATGTCATTGTGAAGATCGCCCAACGCTTGATGTCTGGGATATCATGGACGAGTAGTGGGAATGCAGTCCTCAATTTCAACCTTATAGCCTTCCTCTCTGCCTGGGAGAGCGTGCCGTCACGCGACATTGACGAGATGGTCGATTGGGTCATCAAGGACTTTGTGGCGGATTTCGAAGGGGACGATGGGATTTTCATCGACTACAACATACAGGACGACGTTGTCTGCAAGTTGGGTCTGAAGCTGAAGATCGAGCGCGCGGATCGTTGGAACAACATTGGTTTTTGCCAAATCTACTGCGATCCTTTCACGCACACGATTATCAAGGACCCGATTAAGGTGATGCGTCGGTTCTTCACGTTACCCCGGAGGTATAAGGATTACAAGCTCAGTAAGTTGCTGGGGCTGCTTAGGGCACGCGCTCAGAGTTACTTGACGCTATATGATGGGTGTCCTGTGATCGCGCCTATGGCGCGTATGGTCATGAGGTGCACGCGGTCGCTAACGGCCGTCCAAGAGCAAGATGTTCTTCCTTGGATGCGAGCTGATGGGCCATCGCGAAACCTCCCGATTGAACACAGCACAAGGGTGTTGATGGCCTCTATGTTCAACATCCCCATCGAGACACAATTGGACTGGGAGAATGCGTTCGACAGTCACGATTGTTTCTGGAAGGAGGCGAAGCCAATTGGGTTGGGCGTGTTGCCCTTCACCCGTGGCATCCACTTGGTGCACAGCATGAATTTTGTCGCTGATGACCCAGTGAATTGGCTCAGTCCACCAACCCAAGTAGACGACTCGGTCCGCCGTATTGTCGAAAACGGGCTGGAGGGACACATCCCGGCCGCCGCCCTTCGGAACGAGGCATTGTGGAACGGACAACACAGATTCGAACACGATCAGTACGGTCCGCCGCCCGACGAGTTCCACCCCATGTGAACGACCCTTCGGAAAGGTTGATTCTCGGTCTCACCG